CCGAATTTGCAAGCGGTCCGCGATGCGGTCGGTTTCGTCGGACCAGGAACGTTCGTTCACTGCGAACACGGCGAGGACCGCACCGGATTAGTGGTCGCGTTGTATCGGATCAAAACCGGGTGGACAAAGGATCAAGCGTGGGCCGAAATGAAGGAAAATCAATTTCATTCATGCCTCATGGGGTTAGATAAGGCGTGGGTTGATTTGACGCGATGAACGATTACGCCGATCGATTGATTGATTGCGCGCTTGACGCGTGGACGCCCGATCCGCCGAATCCGATCACGTGGGGAGAAGAATGCGTCCGGTTTCCGTTGTCGGCGTTGTCGCAGCGATTCGATTGTGTCGCGACGCCGTGGTTACGCGATCCGATCCTTCACGCGTGCCGAGGCATTTGGTTGCCGGCCGAATCGGAATTGAAAGGTCTCGGCGACATCGAAGCGCGGATCGTCACGCTGATGAAGCCGGTTCAAACCGGAGGATCCGCGGCCGGCGAATTGTTCATGTTGTATTGTCTGCAATTCGGCCGCGGATTGTTTCAATACAATTGGCCGGACGACGACGCGGCGAAGTTCAGGTGGAATCAACGTATCCTCGGAATACTTGAAGCGAACCTCGCCTCAGACATCGCACGCGCACGCGCCGGCGATCGGTTGCGCGTTTGCGAATTGGATTTGTTACGCGCGTTCCTGCAGGTGCAAGGGACATTTGCCGCCGGATCGCTCGATTCGGCCACGGTCATGATGCAATTGAATGAAGAAATTCACAATTGGAAACCCGGCAACCTCGACAAGGCGCGCAACCGTCTCGGCGCGGTATGGAACCGGAAATCGTTCGACGTATCGAACGCCGGAAAGAAAGGTGATCAATTGGACCAAGCGGTCCGCGCCGGAACCGATCAACGCTGGGAATCATATTGTCCAGGATGTTCTAACAAACACCGATCGGTGTTTCACGAAATGCGGACGCGGTGGGATGACAAACATCCAGAACTCGGCGGACTCCGTTACAAGAATTTAGACAAAATCGATGGCGGCGGTTACGATTACACGAAGGCGCAGGTGTGGTACCAAATGCCGTGCGGTTATCAAATCGGCAACGACGTCGCCGAACGGCGCGAAGTCAGCATGTTAAGCCGATACGGCGCGCCGCGAAACAAAGGCGCGGACGGCACGCACCGGTCGTTTTCGTATGATTCTGTCGCGGTCGATTTCATAGATTGGTTGGACATAATTAAAAAGAAGCACGCCGCATTACGCGCACGCCGTTTTGGCGATCCGGAACCGTGGCGCAAATACCTTTGCGAAGTCGAATGCGTTCCTTACGATCCGGACGACGTTCCGATTCACGGCGAAACTATTTCCCTGTCGTCCGGCGTTAAAAAATCGCGCGCCGGATTGCCGGCACCTCGGTTGCGGTTAGGCGCGTTAGACCGGCAAATGGGCGAACGGCAAAAAGGAGAATTGCCGCATTGGTGGGGATTAGTGCGTGACGTAAAAGCGGAACCGGCGAAAAAGATTCGCAGTCGGTTGGTCGTTGAAGGGAAATTCGAAACCGACGAACAAGCGGCCGCGGCGATGAACGACGCTGGTTTGAATCCGTGGCAGGTCGTCGTCGATTCCGGTGACGACACGACGCACGTTTACCTTTTTTGCTTGCAACACGGATTCAATGCGATCAAAGGAGGAAAAGAATATTATTACGCGCACCCGGGAGGCGCACGCCGGATTTTTTCACCGGAACGGCCGTTACATGAAATGGTCAACCGTCCGCCGTTGTTCAATTACGTTCCGATGACGGTCGGCGGAAAAAGGACAATGATGCCCGATCCGCGCGAACCAATGTTCTGGTTGTATTCGAAAGCAGGTATTCGCGACCGGTTGGCGTGGATGCGCGCGGAAACGGATTTCGAAACGCCGGATGACGTGTCGACAGATTATTTGTCGCATATGGAATCGGAAGAATTAATTCAGGAACGACACCCCAAAACTGGGGAAGTGATTGGCAAATGGATTCAATTGAAAGCGCGCAACGACCTTTTCGTTGACGAAGCTTATATCGCGATGCAATTGGACATGGCAGGATTGATCGGCACCGACGCCGCAAACAAAACGGAAGGAACACAAATAAAATGACACCGCAAGAATATCAGAAAATAATTACGGACGCGACGAACGCAGCGCTTGTCGCCGACGTTCCGCCGGTCATCGTGATCGGAATTTTGGAAATAATTAAAACCGACCTCGTCGCCGGCGTGATTCAACCGCGAATCAAACATCCGCCGACGTCGTCAATCATCCGGCCGGGTTTCATTCCGCCGTCAAACGGTGAGGTCGGACAATGATCGACGAATTATTGTCGGCAAAAGAACTCGCCGTGGCGTTGAAACGGTCGACGGCGTTTGTTTACAGGATGCGATCGCGCGGATTCGTCATGCCCGGCGGAACGGCGACGATCGGCGAAGCGCGCGCATGGTTAACCGCGCATCCGGTGCCATTGTTCCGCCGAAATCCGGTCGAACGTAAAAAGTCACAAAAACCCTAGGCCTAGTAAGGGAAAGTACCTAAAGACGATTAGGGTCATCTAATCGTCTTTTTTCTTTACGTTCAGACGGTTTCGGTGCGATCGTCACAACATCGAAGGGCGAAGAACCCGACGAACCGGAGTCAAACCCGGAAAAGAAAACGGCGAATATGAAAAATAAATCAACATTCAAACGCGGAACGATCGGATACAAGGTTGAACAACTCGTGAAGAAATTTAATTATCCGGCCGGCATGATCGAACTCGAAATTGCGCTCGAAAAGGTAACCGGCGCGTCGATGATCCGATTTGTTGTCGGAACCGAAACCGTCGGATTGACGAAAACTCCCGGTTACGAATTTGCGCGCAACGAAGAAAACAAAACCCTCGGCCGGTTAAACGTTGTTTGGTATAAACCGGAATTGGCGCTCGCGAAAAAATACACGCGCGACGGAAACGTCGTTGCTATCCGGTTCGTCGCCGGAACGACCGAACAACAAATGCGCGAATCGATCGACACTGGAATGCCTGATTGTGAATGGGCACCCTACGACGAATCGACGGACACGTTTGTATAACCGACCGGCAACCGACAACAATCAACGAAACAAATTTATGTCAATTCAAAACAGAACGATCAACGCGTTAATGGAAACTGCAAATATCAAATTGTCGATCGCGATCGCTGAAATTCATCCCGCCGACATGGTCGGAGACATTGAGCGCGCGATCGAAAGATTGAACCGAGTTAATTCGCCGACGTCAAAAATGTTGGCCGGTCATTTCGAAACGTTGTTGATCCGCGCAACATCTATTTTCGAACGTTCGTATCGTCACGCCGAAATCAAACGGATCGCGATCGCGATCGGGTTGATTAACCTCGGCGACCTTTAATTCGGTCAACGCCGCTCCGGGAGGTTTCCGAACTTCCCTCACGTTCGCCGCCTCGTTTGAACCGGGGCGGCGTTTTTGTTTTCATTTGTTTGGTTCTGTTTGGTTCTGTTTTGATTTGTTTTCTAACGGTCGCGCATCGATCGGACGCAAATTGAATGCGTGACTGAAGATCCACGAATCGTCGCCGCGTTCCTTCGGCAAGCCGGACGCGACGCCGACGCCGGACAAAAAACGTTGCGCGAACAACTTGACGCGATCGAAGGCGATGCGTTGTCGTTGATCCGCGACGGATCGATTTCTCAAGTGTCGCGAGCGTCGGCGTCGCACAATTATTTTTCTTTCGGTCCGGGTCGGATCACTCAAACGCAAATCGTTTCGATCGCCGCTTTCCTTATTTCGTTACACGCCGACGCCGTTGAAGCGCTCGGCATCGCCGATCCGCAATTCGAAAACAACGCCGCGATTCAAGCGCAAATGGAATCGAAATTGCGGCCGGTCAAAGGCTACACGTCGAATTTCATGTATCTCGCCAAATGAGCGCCGTCGTGAATGAACAAGCGATGCGCGCGATTCTCGCGCCGCGGATTGTCACTCCGACCGGCCGCGACGCGCGGACCGTCGCCGCGGAAAATAATTGGTATGAAGGCTCCCGTTGGTCACCGAACCGTTCTTGGGTTTGGTTTCCGTTGCAGGACGCGCGCCGCGACCTCGATCGGTTCACGCGATACGAACTCAACAAACACGCGCGCTACCTTTACAAGAATTCTCCGTTCATCCGCGGATTGATCCGGCGCATCGTTACGTTGTGCGTCGGCAGCGGTTTTCATCCGGTGTTCAAGTCGGTGAAGAATCCGGAATGGGCGAAAACGATGAATCGTTTGTTCGCGCGGAAAAGCCGGAACGTTCATCTCGGCCACAAAGCTTCTTTTTCGCAATGGCAACGGTTCATGGGTCGCGCGCGTTTTCTCGACGGCGAATGCTTCGCGATCAAAACGTTTGACGAAGAATCGTTTGAAAACCGCGTTCAAGGCGTCGAAGCGGATCGGTGTTCAGCAATGTCCGGCGATACGCGCGCCGAAAACGGAAATCCAGGAACGGTCGACGGCGTGAACATCAACCGGCAAGGGACGCCGACGTCTTATCAATTCCGCGGCGTGACGTCGCCGTATGATGCCGCCGACGTCGTTCATCATTACACGCCGGATCGGCCGGGCCAATACCGCGGCGAAACGATCCTTGCGTCAGCGATCAACACCGCGCGCGACGTCGACGACATACTCGCATTGGAAAAACAATGCGTGAAGGACGCGTCGAGCAGACAGGACATCATCAAAACGCAATCCGGATCGCTCGATCCGGAAATGTTCCGGACGTTGCGGTATGGTCAAGGAACGACTGGTTCGTTTCCGACAATATTCTCTTTGCCGGTCGACGATCGCACGCGGGATGATCAATACCGGATCAAATTCGGCGCGCAACCGATCGTCCTGAATCCGGGCGACGAATACACGCCTTACAAACCGGACCGGCCGGGATCGGCGTGGCATGGTTTTATGGATTTCATGTCGGCGACGATTTGCATTTCTACCGAATTGCCGCCGTCGGTGTTGCTTCAAATTCAAGCCGGCGGAACGGACGTCCGGCGCGACCTCGACATAGCGCAACGCGTCGTCGAACCGTGGCAGGGCGACATGGTCATCGAACTTGAAGATGAATTGCTTTATCTGATGCAAGGCGAAATCGTCGAATCGAAACCGCCGGATGATTTTTATATCGCGTGGCATTTCCCTCCGAAAATGAACGTCGACCGCCAACAACAGGCGCAGGATCGCGCCGATTGCATGGCCGGTTTGATGTCATGGGAAGAATTTCACGGTCGTTACGGCGACGACGGCGACGGATACGAACAAACGATCATCGACGAAGCGAAACGCCGGCGCGATCGAATCAAAACCGCCGGATTCAAAACGGTGAAAGAATTTGTCGAAGTTATGTCGTTCGATCCGAAATTATTCGTCGGCAACGATACGCCGGACGCCGGCGGCGACAAAAAGAAAGGTGCGAATGAAAATTGAATTGCCTGAATTTTTGCGGTTGATCAAAGGCGACATCGATGGCGATGACGACGGCGACGTTACGATGTTGCTTTCCGAACCGGTCGGTTTCGATCCATATACTTACACTGGCATGTCGGCGAGCCGGTTTGGCGCAACGCTTGGAGCGATTTCGCGCCGCAAGCGAGTCACGCTCGACATCAACACGCTCGGCGGTCGCGTCGACGACGGAATGGCAATGGCCAATATGATCACCGCGCGCGGCAATGTTACAACGCGCGTGATCGGTTACGCCGCATCGATGGGAGCTGTTATTCTTCAATCCGGAAAAGTTCGGCAAATGATGCCCGGAACGCTCGTCGTGATTCACAATCCGCAAGCAGAAGCGGCCGGCGATGAAAAAGAATTATCAAATCAGGCGAAAATCATCGGTCAAGTGAAGCAAAATGTTGTCGACCTTTTCGCCGCCCGCACCGGACAAGGTAAAAAGAAAATTTCGGAAATGATGGACGCGACAACGGCCATGACTCCGAAAGAAGCGCTCGAATTAGGATTCGTCGATGAAGTGATCGATGGCTCGCCTGCGTATAACGATTTTAATCCGAAATCGTTTTTCGATTCATGTCGTCGGATCGCGTCCCATACCGGGAGCGTCGACGGCGGAAGCAACAACAACCAACAACCGAAGGATACAATGAAAAAACTCCTGGAGGTCCTTGCGAAGCTTAAATTGATCGCTTCCGCCGACCTGAATGACGAACAAGCCGCCACGCAAGTGGAACAAAACGCCGGCGCGATTGCCGCGAACGTCCTGAAATTGAACACCGAACGCGACACGCTGACCGAACGATTGACAGCGCACGCCAACGCTCAGAAATCGCGCGTGGAAAGTAAAATCAAACTCGCGATCGACAACAAATTGGTGAAGGTCGAACGCAAGGACGCCCTCACCGCGATGGGCATCGCCGATGAATCGCAGTTGGACGCGCACATTGCCGACCTCGCCGAAATCAAAGGTCAATCCGTAACGGTCCGTCACGGCGCCCGTCCGTTGCCTGCGACCGGCGAACAATTGACCGGCGAACAGAAAATCGATGCGTTACGCGCCGAAATGCGCGCCGCGGACATTACGCCGGAACGAACGGCCGCGATCGCGCGCGAATTGCGCGAATTGCGCGGGCACAAAGGTATGTTCGCGGCCGCTTAACACCGCCACACAATCAACGAAAGAAAAATAATGAAAAGATTCCAATTGTTCCTCGCTTTGGCCGCGATTGCGGTCGGCGCCATCATGACGGTGTTCGGGTATTGGCTGCACGCCTTGCTTTTGATCACCCTCGTTGGCGTCACGCTCAACAAACCGACTGCGCGTTTGTGCGCCGTCACATTGTCAGTTCCGGAAATCCTGATGGACGTGCTCGACGCGTTCAAATTGGAAACGCCGGAATTGTTTCAACCGGGCGGTTTCGCCACTGATTTTTCTTCCAAGACAGCCGTTTTGGGCGACAAAATCACTGCTAAAATCAGCCACGTTCCGATCGTCGGCGATTACGACGAAAACAATGGCGGATTCGAAGCTGCTGCGCAGGACGTAACAACGTTGATCGAAGACGTTCCCGTCACGCTCGACGGTTTTAAATGCGTTGTCGTCAACGTCAGTTGGTTGACTCAGATCGCGTCGAAGATTCCTTTGTATAAGGAAGCGATCCGGAATTACGGTTATGCGCTCGGCAAATTCGTCGTCGACACGGCGCTCGCTAAAATCACCGCGGCGAATTTCACCAACAACGTTCAATCGGCGATTGCCAATGTTAACCTCGACACGTTCGACGGATCGATCCGCGATCAATTGAACAGTCAAAAGGCATACGACCGCGGCCGGTTCGCGTTGATCAACACGCCGGCGGCGTCGAAACTTGGATCTGACGATCGCGTTCGCAGTTCGCTGTTTTACGGTGCGTTGAATGGTGATCGTGGATATCGGCTGTGGCAGAACCTGGCCGGCTTCAAATGGATTCGCGAATATCCGGACATGTTCGCCGGCGGCAACCTTTGGGGTTACGCAGGTGATTCGCGCGGCATCGTTGTTGCGAATCGTCGTCCGGATTACGCGAACATCGCGGATCAACTCGGCGTTCCGAAAGTCATGGAATTCTATCCGATGTCGGACGAGGAATCCGGAACGCAATTGACCGGCGTCGCCTGGCAGCAGCCCGGCACCGGTAAAGTGTTCGTCGGTTGCGCGATCCTGTTCGGCGTCAGCGCCGGCAAACAGGGCGGCGCAAATGCGACAATCACCGACAACGCCGGTGTCCGTCTCGTGACGGCCTAAGGAACGTTGATGAACGCAAAAATTCTAATCGGCCGGCGTCGTAATGGCGCCGAGCCGGTCAACCTTTACACCGGTCTCGACGGCGTCGCATTGCAAAAGGCGGCGGACGAAGCTCGCGCATCCGGCGAATTCGAATGGATCGCCGGACTGACGAATCCGGCGTCGACGCCGTATCCGGCCGACCCGACGCCGACGACGTCATCTGGCGCGCCTTCTTTTCCGAAACGTAAACCGGCCGAGGTTTACAAACGAACGTCGAAAAAGACGGTCGTCGAGGAACAACAGGACGCGATCGCCGCGCAACGGAAAGCGCGATTGGAAGCAACCGGCAAAATCGCCGGCGCTCCGAAACGGAGCGGAAAAACGAAGGATGCCGGCGCGCCGCCCGCGACCGTTCAACCTGAAATTCCTGAAAATCCGGCCGAAACCGCGCCGAAACAGGAAACGGGCGATTCCGAAAAAACCAATTAACAGAAAGAAAAATAATGAAATTCAAAACCAAAATGATTGCCGCGGTCATGATGATCGCGCTCGCGTTGTTCGGCGTAAACGTCGGCGCGCAGGTGACGCAACCGGCGGTTCATCCGTCGTATTCGACCGTTTCGCTGCCGTTCAGTTATATCGCCGGCAGCGGACTCGCAAACGACAAATCGCAGACAACGACGAACCTTGCCGGCGGTTGGTCGAACGTCACGTCGTATACGAACGTGACGCAGGCGTGGAACGGATCGAACGCGATGGTCAAAACGACCAACACCGTCAGCACGACGAACACGTTGTATGCTGAAATCGACGGATCGAATCAACGTTACGTGCTTTTACAGCACGATTTTCACGTTTCGCGTGCGTCGTATTCGAACGAAGTGTTTACGATCAACCGTTCTGTTACAGGAACCGGATTCGACACGAACACGTCTAATTCGTCCATCATACTTTGGACGAACGTGTTGTCCGGCGATGCGAACGGAACGAACATCGTTCACGGCACGTATTTGCTAGACATGGCGGGATACGCGCGCGCGCGGATCACGCAATATCAGTTACTGTCGACGAACGTGCTCGACGTTTTGACCAATGATGGATTGTTCTATCAGGTCAAATGGGATCGCTAAGCCAACGTTTGCAACGCGGCGCAATGGCGCCGTTTATGTCCGGTCACGGTGAGCGAATAATGGTGCTCACCGGACCGGACGCGGGGCGAGAATTCGTCGCCGCGATCCTTCCCGTTCCGGACATCGATGTCACGTTTGAAGTGGTCGAGGATCGCCGCGAAAAATGTCAGGCATTGTTCGATCAACGGTCGGTTCCAAATGTTGATCCGCGGGATAGATTTTCAGACGAATCCGGTCAAATATGGTCGTTCGGTCGGCGCAGCGACAATCCGCAAGACGCTATCGTTACGTTCGACGTCGACAAAATAACGGAACAGGACCAATGAAAAAGATTTTAGCATTTATCGCCGCGGCCGCGATCGCCGTTTCGTCACACGCCGCCCTCGTGTCGTTCAACAATACGAACGCACAACAACAGCTTGACACGAATGTTTTTTGGTTGAATCCGATCACGTCGCCGTCGCGGTCCGCGTCCGGGCAATGGACGACGCGCGGACCGGCGGTCCGCGTCACGCCGGACAAAAACACCGGTTACGCAACGAACCGACTCGCGCAAGGATTTTGGGTAATGACGAACGCGTTCATTGGGCAGCCAGTCGTGTTCAACGTTCCGGACGACGGTGGGCCGACTGTTTACAACGTCTGGGATTTATGGGAATCCGGCGGATTCATTTTCGTGACGCGTATTGTTTCCGGCGGAACGAACGGACCGGTAACATCGAATCAGGTTTACAATGCGATCGGATACGCACCAGTCAGCCCATCGTTGGCGACGAACATCGCCGCGGCGTCGGGACGACTGCCGGACGGTCGGACCGCTTACACGAATTCGACAGGAACGTTCAGCGTCGACACGAATCTTTTTGTCGGAACGAACGATTACGTCACCGGCAGCAATAACATCGTTCAATTGATACGCGATTCGACGAACGGATCGTCCGCGGCGTGGTTGGCGTCCGACCTTTCGTTTTCTAATTCGATGCGCGCTCAATGGCAATTCGGAACGAATTTCACCGGCACCAACACGCAAGACAAAATCAACATCACGTCGAACGGGATCGTCGCGCAAATCCAATCAAACGGCGGCGCGTCGACTAATTATGTCAACGGATACGTTCAAACGTCGACCAACGCGTCTGAATCGCGATCGTCGTCGTTGATCGCGACGACGTCGAATTCTCTTTTCTCCGCGACCGTTGCCGCAACGAATGTTTCTGAAACGCGATTGCGATTGGTTATTCAAGCGTCAACGAATCGATTCGCGCCGAACCGTTACGATACAAACACCGACGGAACATTGATCGACGCAGAAGGATTGATGTCGAACACGGTCGCTAGTTCGTTGTCGTCGTCCGTTTCGAATTTCGTCCGGAATCAATCGACGAATGCGGCAATTGCGGTGTTCGTCGCGAATGCGATCGCAGCGGACGAAGATACAATCGTAACTAATTTGGACGGATCGACGTTCCGCGTGAATACAAACGTCGTTGCGTCGGTTACATCGTTGAACAACGCGTCTAATTCGATCGTCGCGCAAGCGGTCGTTATGACGAACGGACTTCGTATCATTGAAGACGCCAAAATTCTGGCGACCTCGAATTCGATCATCGCGCAAGCGGCCGGCGGATTCGTTCCGACGAACAACACGGCGGCGACCGCGTCAAGCAACGCTGCCAGCGTTTATTATGGTCGCGCGAACCTGATCAATCCGCTGTTCTTAAACGGATCATTTTCGTTGGCGAACACTTATTCGGATTTCGTTAATTCGACGAACGTTTGGACTCAAGGATTTTATCCCGACGGACAAAGCATTCAATTTGTTTATCTTCCCGGAGCAAGAGTCGGCGGAGTCATCAAGACGAATGGATTCGCCGACCCGAACGGAGACATTTATTTGTCGACCGCTTACACGAATCGTTTCCGGACGCAAACGAACACGTTGCCGGAATATTCCAGCAATTCGGCGAGTATGTATTACGGCAATGCGACGTTGCTTAACCCTTCGTTCATCGGAAATTCGATGTTCAGCATGGCACGATCATCCGCCGACCTGGCCGCGCTGACGAATACTTGGGTTCAGATATTTGCAGCGGACAGCCAGAGTATTGAATTCTTTCG